GGATACCACCGATAATACATTCGATTAACGGTATTAAATGGGCTAAACAAAATAATAACGGCGAATTTTTATTTGTCACTTACGAAGAATTAGTAACTCAAACTTCAGAAACTATAAAAAAAATATATTCTTTTTGCGAATGGGAAAGTTTTGATCATGATTACAATGAAATTGTAAATCAACATCCAGAAAACGATCATGTCTACAACTTATTAGGTATGCATGATGTTAGATCGACAATATCAAAACGAAACTTAAATACTCAACTAAGTCCTGCAATGCTAAAAAAATGCAGAGATTTAGATTTATATTAAATCGATTAAATTAAATATTGTTTGTAATTTTGTACGTATCATTTTTGAACTAAAACTATTACGTAACCCTTGATGCAATGGTTTAGGAGCACGATCTATTGTTGCCCATGCCCACCCTTGATGCTCATTACTTAATTCTGGAACAAACTCTTTATCTATTACACACAGGTATGTATGAAAATTAAACACTTTGTCATTAGATACAAATGTTTCTAATGGGATTGTTTTAATTACATCAGGAATACTTCCAATTTCCTCAATAATTTCACGTTGCAATCCTTGCCAAGGAGTTTCTCCTGTGATATTTGTACCTCCGACTAAGCCCCAAGTTCCTTCGTGCTTGCCGTGAGCTTTTTGTAATAATAGAAAACGTCGTGTAGACTTGGCGTAAAACAATGCTCCGCTACAAACTATTGGTTCTTTTATAGTATTATTTTCCATTGGCCGATATCATATTCACCATCGTAGCTCTTAACCCATGAAACTCCGTTCCACTTGTATTGAACTCCAGTGTATATATTTGTTTGCCATACCATAGTGTTAGAATATTGACTAGCATTAAAGATTACATTCCATTGAGATCCGGTATACTCTACAATGTCATTGGCTTTAGCAACTAACGGGCCCCATGCTGTTCCAGGAGTAACATTGCTAGAATTTCCAATGTCTTCTACTAATAAAAATCTTGTTCCAGTAGTAATAGGTTGATCAGTTTGCAAAGAAATAGTCGGGCGTTTAGGATTATAAGTTTGAGGATTTATAATAGCATCAAATGTACCAGTACTATTAGGTCTGTAACTAGCGGCCGGATTATACCCATTAAGATTTTCTAAAATTCCGTTACTATCGATACCAGTATTTGTAACTAATGTTGCAGGATTCCATTGAACATTTAAGTTAAAATTATTTAGAGGATCGATTATGAATGTTCCTATGATCTGAGAACCAGTTGATTGTGTTATATAAATTAAACTAGAACCGGCAACATATTTTCCAGGAAGATTTGAAATAATTGTGTTCCAATTAATTGGTGCACCTAAATATTGAGGATCTGGATTAAGATTAGGTTCCGGAGGATAAACAGTTCCGCCATCTGCTAATAGTACAACAGTACTTGAAGTTACAGTAGATATTACTTCTATTCTATAATTTGTAGCCGTTGTAGCACTACTAGTTAATAATTCTTCTAGTACAGGAGTTCCTGCAAATGGATCATGCCCTAATCCTTCAACATAGTCTGTAACAGTATCATATGAATTATACATACTGGTAATAATTTTTGTAATAACACCTAAATGTTTAACTTTGGCAGGCGGATTAATCCATGCAGGTGTATCAACGGTTAATGTAGCAACTTCGATAGCACTATCGTTTCCTACAGGAACGGTTCTGCTACTCCAATTAACACTTGATAGATTCAACACAGTTAAACTAGACCAATCTAAATAATTACTGTTTGTCTGTAACTCTAAACTAGGATTAAACAATACCAATATTTGTTCAAGTATTTGTAATTTTTGTTCAGTGTTAGCACTCCAAATATCTACCTTCATAGTTATTTTAAAAGGAGTTGGCATTAAACGTTCGATAGTATAATTTTTTCCCTGAGCTTGATTATATGTATTTGTAGAAGAGTTAACATCACGTTCACGGATATGCACTTTGTCTACATTAGTTTGATCAGCCAATCTGTCTTTATCTAAATCTAATCCTGTAATATACACACTAATTCTAGGAACACTATTGACTTTATTTTCACTATTATTTCTTAGAATACTAGCCACTTGTCGATCTGCATCACCGTACATAACTGGAATTTGATGTAAGGAGCCGTCGCCGTACTTGACTACAAAGTTACTGAATACACGAATAACTTGTAAAATATATCGTCTTATTTGACCGTCGTAAAAGAATTCCATTAAAAATCTGCCTGTGGTTTAAGTGCTTGACTAATCGCTTGTCGTTGGGCTTCTCTAGTTGAATAAAATGTAATAGTCCAACTACCTGCGTATGGAACAATCTGTTGTGCCCCATTAATAATTGGTAAGTTAATTTGTACACATGCAGTAATACTATTATTCAACCAATTTGTATAATTATAGCTAGTTAATAAACTTGGATAGTCTGCAATCACATACTCCAAACTAATCACACTTTGTTTAATTACAACATACAATGCATCAGTCGGCGCAGGGTAAGGAATAATTGTTTGAATAGTTGTAGCACCGGCAGATAATGTTGCACCACCTGCCGCAATTTTACCAGTATAGGTATATGTATCGTTATTAATAAAACTTGTTTTAAGTGTTTGACGTGTATTATTATTTGTCATATTCATTCTTACAGAATCTTCAAAAGGTATCCAGGCATGTAACCCGCCGTCAAATCTAAATAATCTATTCGGATAATAATCTACACGCAAGAAAAAATCACTATCTGCCGGTTGTGAAGGAAATTGAATCCCCATACCAAAATCGTATCCGTTTGGAGGAGCACCATTTCCTAACAAAAATCCAGTGTAACCAGGACGAACAGGTACACCATCTTGAGCACTAGCTAATAAACTTGTACCAGCAGAACTTGCTAAAATTGTTTCATCATCGGCTGTTTCTAATACAGGTTTTCCAGTACTAGGATCAGATGCTAGTGTATAAAATTGTCTAGTTTCATATCCGCTTAAAGGTGCATCATTTTCAGCTTGAGAAATTAATTGCACATTGATGCCAAGTTCTTGATTATAAGTGCTGAGCAAATCACGCAAAGTAGTATTTGCTCCGGCAATAGGATCTCCGTTAGAATCTGTAGCAGGTTGATTAAAAATATCTGCAAACTGTTGATTGTCAGTGACCTTTTTAATTTTTAATCGATATAAATGTGGGAACCAAGTTTGACTAAACCCTTCACTGGCACGCCCTACATCTTCTATAACGTAGTATCTAGGCAAACTTACATCAAAATCATTTAAGGCAAAATCATCACGCAGATGAGGTAATTCTAATACATCTCCGCTAATAGGTTTACGTCCAAGAATTTTATTAATATCATTAATATGAACTGTCATATACAGCGTATCATTATCAATAAACAATCCAAATTGACTTAAATTAAAATCAACGTTTTGTACATTGTAAATTCCACGTATTCTGTAGATTTCTTTGTCGTATTTTCTATCACGATTTTCTAGTAATAATAAATCCTGAATATTTGTTACTTGTGTACTAGAATAGTTTGGCTGATCTGCGGTAGCATTTGCAACGTCGGTGTTTGTACCTAGTAATTTGTGGATATAAACATCAGTACCACCCACGGTGAACATTTCAGAGGCTTGACGATCCACCCAACGATAATCGTTGCCTTTTTCCGGTTTGTATAGACTTAATCTTGGCATAGTAACATATTTATCGATAGATAAATATAGTAAGAGAGTAAAAATATGGCCGATCCACTACCATCAAGTACACAAAGTGATTCTACAGCAGAACGCAATAAGGTTTTCGATTATTGTAAACAAATGCTGGGCGACGGCATGATTGATGTCGAGCTAGATCCAAGTCATTATGAAAATGCTTTAGATCGTGCTATCAATCGCTATCGACAAAAAAGCCCAAATTCTGTTGAAGAAAGTTACTTATTTTTAGAACTAATTCAGGATCAAAACGAATATAGATTACCTGATGAAGTAGTTACAGTACGTCAAGTATTTCGTAGAGCAATTGGATCCAGAACTGGTATCGGTGCTGGTGGAACTTTATTTGAACCTTTTAACTTAGCATATACAAATACATATCTAATGTCAGGTAGTATGATGGGTGGTTTAGCAACATATGATGCGTTTGCCGGATATCAAAAATTAGTAGGACGTATGTTTGGATCATATATTGAGTTTCATTGGAAGCCAGCTACTCATATTTTAAATATTTTACAACGTCCATTTGCTCAGGGTGAGCAAATACTAGTACAATGCTATAATCATCGCCCTGATTGGGTCTTATTACAAGATTATCAAGCTAATCAATGGCTCAAAGATTATACTTTAGCAACTTGTAAAGTTAGTTTAGGACAAGCCCGTAGCAAATTCGGAACTATCGCTGGCCCAGGTTCAGGCGGTATGCAATTGAACGGTAAAGATTTATTAAGCGAAGCAAAAGAAGAGTTTGAACGTCTTGACAAAGAACTTGATATGTATGTTGCCGGCGGAACTGGTTATTATTTCATAACTGGCTAAGAAAAATCTTGACCTTGTAATAAAACTGTTATATACTAGAGCTAACTTAGGGGGCTCTATGATTATAGGTGTGTGTGGTTTTATTGGTTCTGGCAAAGATACTATCGCTGATTATTTGGTTAATTTTCACGGTTATAGACGAGAATCATTTGCAAACAGTCTAAAAGACGCTGTTAGTGCAGTGTTTGGATGGGATCGCACCATGCTAGAAGGGCGTACTAAACAAGCTCGCGAGTGGCGAGAAGAAGTCGATACTTGGTGGGCCGACCGTTTAAATATGCCTAATTTAACTCCACGTTATATATTGCAGTACTGGGGTACTGAAGTCTGTCGTAACGGATTCCACGATGATATGTGGATTGCTAGTTTGGAAAATAAACTACGCACTAGTAAAGATGACATTGTTATTAGTGATTGTCGTTTTCCTAATGAAATTAAAAGTATCAGGGACGCAGGTGGCATTGTTATTCGTGTAAAAAGAGGGTCAGAACCTGATTGGTATAAAGATGCCGCTGATATGAATGCCGGTGATAAATGTATGAATTATATGTTGGCTAAAACTCGTATGCAAAAGTTAGGCATACACGCTAGTGAAACTGCTTGGGTCGGTACTAAGTTTGACCATGTATTAACTAACGATACTAGCATAGATGATTTGTACGACAAAGTACAAACTATTATAAATCCGGAACAAGATCCCCTTGTCGCCATTTAATGCCTTCCTTATGGAGAACACGGGCACAATTAGCACAAATTGTTTTTAAGTTTGCAGGCCTGCAATTATTTAAATCACCATCTACATGAAATACTCCAAATATTTCACGATGAGTACTACGAAATCCACATTTATCGCAAATTGATTTCATAACATAGCCAGAACTTTTCCAACGAGGTAATTTAACACCTCGCAAACATGCACCACATTGACTGCGGTAATATGGTTTTTTGCCTTTATAATAGTTAATTGCTACAGGTCTTAACCCGCAACTACATAGTGGTCTCATACTACTATTTAAAAAAAATAAGCCTTTTCTAAGCCTTTTCTTGGTCCTTAAGTACCGTAAAAAATCAAATTGCCATAAATACTTGAA